CCTCATTGAGTATTTACTCATTCTTTCAACAATTAAATATAGAGTTTTAATATTTTCCCATGATTGATAGGTTGGAGAAATTACTATGAAGAATCTTACTCAACTCATTAAAGGCATTTTAACCCCAGCAATTCAAGAAGTTGCTAAAGACATTTATAAACTTAGTACTAAAGTAAATGAAGCAATCTTAAAAAATCTAGCACAGATTAAATCTGCAGATCATATTACTTTAGCTACAAATATTAAATTAGATCCTGACGTAAACCAATGTCAAGGGTTTACTTACAACTTTAAAAAGAATACATTTATTCTTGCATGCGTTAATTCTGATAATACAAAACAAGTTATCTATGAATTATCCCCAACAGATTTCTCTGTTTTAACTAAACGATCTTTCACTGGTGCTGATATCTTAGGCCATTGCAATACCTTGACTTATGATGGCACTCACATCTTAGTTACTAATGGTGCAGCCAATGGTAATAGAATTTATAGACTTAATGATGATTTAACAGTTGATGGTTATACTGACTATACTGATAAATTCTTCAATATTGACTATAATAAAGGTAGCAAGAAACTATTATCTATAGTTCCTGGTGATACTAACGCTACACGTAAATTAAGATTATATGATTATGCTAATCTTAATGCTGTAGAAAAAGAAGTTACAGTTACTGTAAATGAAACAAATAACGATTCTAATGGTGCATTACTTATGGATAAAACCATTGTATTTGCTACATTGAATCGAATTGTTGAATCTGATTATGCTGGTACTATTCTACGTGAAGTAGAGATTAATTCTAGTATTGAAATTGAAGACTTTGCTTATGCTAATGGTATGATTTATATGGCATCTAATGAAGGTGGAAAAGTTAATATCTACGTTCATGATCCAGTTAAATCTGCTTATGAGCATATTAATGATAATCATTTCAAAAGCGGTATATTCTTACCAAACCAACAATATCTATATGGTAAATCTCCAGATAACAAATGGATCCCAATTGCTAAAGTAAATAAAAATGGTAATGTAGAAATGGGTTCTAAAGATAAACCTATGGCATTGTGTACAAATGCATTGACTGTATACGATGGTACTAATTCCAATACTGTTATTACTACAGCTCATTATGGTACTGCAATCTATAGTAAGAACCAAGTAGATACTAAATTGAATGATTATGTAACAACTAAAGTTTTAGAGAAAAAGCTAGAAAATGTTGGCGGTGCAGCCCCAGATCTATCTGCTTATGCAACCAAAAAAGAAGTTCAAGATGTAATGGCTAAGATCAATGAACTATTAGAAAAAACTAGAGGTGCAAACTAATGTCTATGACTAAAGTTAATGCCTTCCTTAAAGAGGATGGGAATTCCCTTATCTTTAAGGGAGATGGGGAGTTAGTTTACTATATCCCTGAAAATTATTTTAGGAATGACGGTCATATGAAGTATGCAGAAGAAGCCGGAGAGTATATTAATACTCTCGGGCTTTTTTCATATGAGGTCTTCGACTCTAAAGGAAAATCGATATATGGAGTTAAACTATTTAACCACCCTGTGTTAATTTCCTGTATGCCTTCTTCTGTTGAAAAAGTCAAAGACTATATCCTAGACAAGAAGATTCCAGTTCCTGTAGATTATCGTATTCTTAGATTTAAGAAAGACGATGTGGCTATTGTAAATACTGGATCTCCAGAAGATATCACGAACGTAGAAAATATGTTTAGAATCTTTATGATTACTGGTAATATACCTAATGTAATTCCTTATGATGAATTACATACCTTCTTAATGGACTCTATTAAATTTAATGGATCTTCCTTCGGTATATCTGCTCAGATGTTTGGTATTCTTATTTCTGAACTATGTAGATCTACTAAAGATGAATCAGTTCCGTTCCGATTGGCTAAAGAGACCGACATGCATAAATATAAACCAGTATCAATTAAGATGATTCCTAAGTATATTTCCGCCTTTACTTCTATCACTTCTGAAAACTGGGATGATGCTGTTGTAAACGCAGTAATCAACAAGAATAAGGTAGATAGCCCAATGGAAAAGATCCTAATGACCTAAAGGGCCCGGAATAACATATGAATAAAAGTTTAAATAGATCTCCAATCGGATCGTTTAGAACTATTTTAATTCTATTAAGGAGGAAATAAGAGATTATGATTGGTACAAAAATCATTCTTGAAGACCAAAGTTATATTCCTTCTCTGAATGTAGCTGACTCTACTGTTAGGCCGATTGTATTTGCCGGCTTCACATCCGACAAAGGCACTGAAGAATATACAAAATGGCAAGGTAAAGATTTCTTTGACCAATATGGTGAAATTTCCTTTGCACGTCATGGGCAACCTTTACTTCAAGCCGCTAACGTAATCAACAATGGTGGTATTGTTTATGCAAAACGTGTTGTTGACCCAACTTCTCGTTTAGCTATGCTTGGTGTTGTAGCTCATACCAAAGAAATTTCCCGTCAAGAAACTCGAATTAAAACAGACTCTGTAACAGGAGCTCCTGTAACAAAACCAGATGGAAGTTATGAAATGGAAGATTTATATTGGAAGAAAACTGACGTAGATACAGTTTCCAAACCAGAAGATCGTCCACTTTATACAAAAACTGAAGCAGGTAGCGACGGTGTTGCTGCTATGTTTAAAGTTTGCCAAGTTAACTTCTCTATAGAAACCCTTGAAGCAACTGAAAATAAATATGGTTCCGACTATAAAGCAGTTGCTGAAGCTTTCTATAATAAATTCAAAAATAACAAAGATAATCGTTATCCTTTGTTCTTAATCACTGATAATGGTCGTGGTGTATCTGCAAAATCTATTACCATTTCCACTGATACTACACTTTCTCGTTCTGCTCAATCTACTCGTTATGTATTGGACATCGAAGAAAACAATAATACATTGGAATCCATTGTATTCTCTTTAAATCCAGATGAAGTAGAATCTGGCTTTAACTTATTCTTTGACTCCGTAATCAAACGTACTTCTAAACAAGTAAAATGCTTTGGTTTCGAAGATCAAGTTAATTTGTTATTTGCGAAAATTGCTTCTCTTTCTGGTATCAATGAAGCAGTACTTCGTGAATCCGATATCATCACTGCACGCACTTGGAGAGGCGAAACTTTCAAAACATTTGAAGTTTTAACTTCTACAACTGATGGTGTTGCTACAGTTAAACTTGATTCCGTAAATGGTCATCCTTTGATCGGCGGTTTCAATGGTGAAACTTTCGGTGATGCTCCTATCAAAACTTATAAAGGCGTAACTGATAATCAATCTGTTTATGCTAAAGAAATGACTAAAGTATATGATGGTACTTTTAATGATGAAATCTATGACACAGACAACAACCCTATCGATGTGGTAGTTGATGCGGCATATCCTCACATTACTAAACGTGCTATCGAAGCATTAGTTACTTTCCGTCAAGACGTATTCTTCTTCCGTGATATGGGTACAACTGGTTTGACCAATATCCTTGCTATTAAGAATGCTAAGACACTTAACAATGGTATCAATAACAAATTTATCGGTACTTATTGTCAATACTTTGATACTTATGATCCATATACTAAGAAACAAGTTACTGTTACTATGGGCTATGCAATCGCTCGTTTGATTTGTATGCACTTTGCTAACGGTCGTTCTCTAGTTTGTGCTGGTCAAAGTAATGGTTGGACAGTTCCTGAAATTATCGAAGGTACTTTAAGCTATGTACCTAAGATTACTCCAGCTGGCAACCAAGTAGACCAAATGGATGACCTTCGTATCAACTTTGGTAAATACTATAATGGTATCTTCCATATTGCTACCGAATATACATCCCAAGATATCTTTACACAATTGAGCTTTATCAATAACGTATTGAATATCCAAGGTCTTATTAAAGATATTCGTATTCAATGTCCTAAATCCCGTTATAAATTTATTACTGGTGCAGACTTTGAAGACTATAAGAAAGATATTCAAGCAGTTATCGATGCATCTTCCTCTAAATTTGCATCTATTTCTATTGATTTCCAAACTGATTCTGTATATGCAGCTAACAAAATTGTATATGCTGTAATCAAAGTATCTTTCAAAGATTTTGCTCAAGCAGAAATCTTCCGTATCGTAGCTATTCCAATTGCTACAACTAACAATAGTGCCAAGATCTAATAAGGAGGATAAAAATGGCTGAACAACGTACAAGCGGTGCTGTTAATTTTATCTTCGACGGCACTAAAGATATTCGTGATTTGACTAACTATGCTTTATTCCGTGGTGTAACTGACTGGGCTAACCTTTACCAATTCAACCAATTTGAATCTGGTTATGGTTTATTCTTAGTACTTGATATTCCATTCTTCTTGAAGAAGTTAGCTGAAAAACATGAGCAATATGCTAAATTGATTAACACTTACGTTCATATTCTTGAATATGAATTCCGTGGTCTTGACGGTATTGATAACATCAACTCCGAAACTGCAGAATTAACAAACGGTGTTAAAAATATCAACGTAATCAATAAAGTTAATAGCCAATCTGCTTCTACTTTCACATTACGTTACTTCGAAAAATCTGGTTCTATCTTAACAAAAGTTCATGAATTGTTCTTGCGTGGTATCAAAGATCCTACAACTCAAGTTAAACATTATCATGGTCTTATTGAAGATGGTACTATCACAGACCCTGGTTTCGATAAAGAAGTATTCAGCTTCTTATATATCGTAACTGATAATACTTTGATGAACGTAGAAAAAGCATTCTACATCGTAGCTGCTCAACCTACAAATGCCGACTTGAATATCTACAATGTAGACCGTCAAGATATCGGCTTCAAAGAATTGTCTGTTGAATTCTCCGGTTTCCCTATTGCTAACCCATCTGTAAACAAGAAAGCTCAAAGCTTACTTGACTGGGTACGTAAAGGTACAATCTGGGATGAATCCGAAATGACTTACTCTGGTATTACTAACATGAAACCTTTCAATGGCACATTGACTGGTAACGGTGAAGGTAATACTGGTTCTAAGACTACTTGGACAGGTAAATAATAAAACCAACTAAATAAAATCAGGACTAGGCCTATAAAGGTCTAGTCCTATTTATTTGGTCACTAATTTTTTATAACATTTTAATGACTGCAAATAAGGTGCCAATGTTTCATAACATACTCCTAATAAAATAACATGACTACTTATACCAAAATTTCATTTAAAATCGATTAATGAACGTGAATATAAATACCTTGCTCGCTGCTGACAAATAAAACCAAACGGAAAACACTATACACATAATAACAAATTGTACGGACTTAAAAATCCTTATTTGCAGTCTTCATCTCCTATCCAAAACAATGACGACAAAGCAATATCGGACATAGGCTTCAAGGCCATGTCCGGGGTTTGCTGGTTTATACTCCACAA